TGCGGTCAGCCCGCAGCCGGGCGACCTCGCGCCGAAGGTGGTCAATCTCCTGCACGCCCCTGCTCTCGCACCCACTGCTGTAGCGCCGTCAGTTGCTCGGCTGTTTCTCGGCAGGTGAGGTAGTTGCGCGCGACGGTTTCGGCAGCTGCATCAGGGGCGACGGGCTGCGCATCAGCAGCTCGGGCGGCGTCGGCAGGCTGACCACTGGCGGCGGCGTCGTGGAGCACGCGCCAGCCAGCAGGCAGACGGCCATCAGCATCGCATTGCGCGGGGACATAGACGGGCACCTCTTTAACGATGGTTTCGCCGGCCTCGCGCACGGTGCGCACCCGGTCGACGTACTGCGTGACGACGCGCTCAGTGACCTGAGCCTGGGCAACCTTTACGCGGGCAACTGTCAAGGATTCCTTGACAACTGCCGCATCCCAGTCGGCCTGCACGGATCGGGCGCCCTTGACGTAGCCCCAGCCGGCAGCAGCCGCGACCAGCGCTGCCAGCGCCAGCCAGAGCACCCACGCCGGCAGCGCGCGAACGAAGGTGCCGGCGATCATGGCCGCACCAACCCGATCTCATAGCGCGTCTTGCCGCCGCGCTTGATGGCGGTGAGGATCTGCCGGCGTGGCTTGCCGAGCTGCGGCAGGCCGATGTGCACCCATCGGCCGTCGGGCTCGGCGGCGCTCGGGTGCTCGAGGATGAGCTGGTCCCACACGAGGCCGGCGGCGATGAGCTCTTCGCAGATAGCGCGGGGCGCGCCGAAGGCCGGTGAGGTGAAGTCGGCAGCCAGGCCGAGCAGGTGCGCGCTGGTGGCGCTGCCACCGACCGCCGCGTTCAGGGCGGCGCTGCGGTAGCCGCTGCTGATGAGCACGGGCACGCCGCCGAGCACATCGCGCACCTGCTCCATCAGCTCGGCGAGGCGTTGCAGGGCATGCAGCGCGGTACTGCCGGGGGTGTTGTCGATGCGCAGCTGCCGCGCCTTGTCGCTGGTGGTGAACTCCAGCAGGGTGAAGTGCTCGGTCAGCTTCACGGCGCCACCTTTCCGCGCGCCCGCACACGGTCTTCGATGATCTTGATGAGCTCCGCCCCCATATGCCCCGCAATCGCACACGCGACTCCGGTCAGCGGCACGGACAGGTGTTTTTCCTGGCAGAGCAGCGCAACGCAAAACCCGGAAAGGCCTGCACTGCTGATGTGCCAGATACAAAACCAGATCCTGAACTGGGCCCCTTTCGCCAGGTAGCGCAGGTAGCTGACCACGCCACCCCACAGCGCGATCACCACCATGAGCAGCAGCGCCAGCCAGTCGACGTCGGTTGGCAGCGGGTGCAGAGGCACTTCGGTCGTGCGCGGCGGCGCCTGGATCTGTTCGTTCATTGCGGGGCTCCCTGTCGGTCGATGGTGTTGAGTTCGAATCGCTGCAGCGCGCACTCATCGCGCACCCGTTGCGCCACGTCGCGCGTCGTGCCGGTCACGCGCCAGGCGGCGCCGTGCTCGGTGGTGATGAGGGCGCCGGCCACGGTGTCTTCGATGGCGACGATCTGGTGCGCGGGGATGGACACTTCTCCGCCGGCCATGCGGGCCAGCAGGATCAGCGCGGTGCAGACGCCGGTCACCGCCAGTCCTCCACGCGGATGGACCGGTCCTGCACCAGGCCGGTGGTGGCGGACTGCAGCGCCTGGAAGTAGTACGTGTGCGCGCCGTTCGCGGGCGCATCTTCGATCCGGTGCGTCACCCAGTTACTGCCGACCAGGTTGCCGGCGTTCGGCCACGTCTGCAGCACGGTCGAGTCGCGCACAATGCGGAATTTCAGCGTGCCGCTGGCCTCGTAGGCCGACACATCGATGGCGGTCTTGCTGCCCTGCGTGGTCAGCGTGACGCTGGCCAGCGTGGTCCACGAGGTCGTGATCGTGAGGTCAGCCGTTGCCGACTGCTTGACGGTCTGGATCAGCTGCCCCTGCAGCTTCCCGGTGACGGTCAGGGTCGAGCCATCCCACGTCATGCGGCTGCCCGCCGGGTCGCCGATGCTGAATTTGTAGAATCCGCCGGAGTAGCCGAGAAACCAGCCGACACTGGTGTTGTAGTCAGTCTGCCCGCCCTTGATCGCGCCGCCGGCACTGAAGGTGATGCCGCCACTGGTGACCGTAGTGCCGGTTTCGATGGCGTCGGTGGTGTTGTCGGCATCGGCCGGGGGCTTCGTGCCGGTGACGTCGGCGTAATCGACCACACCGCCTGCGCCCACCGCAGTGGCGCTCACGCCGGCCGTGGCGCTGGCCGGGTGCCAGCCGCTGAGATTGCCGGTGGTGTCGATCGCCCGCACCCAGTAGTACGAAGGTGCGGGCCAGCACGGTGTCGATCAGTACAGCCGTGGCGCGGTCGTTGGCCGAGGCTTCCCACACTTGGATACCGGCCAGGTCTTTGTCGACCGGGTTCATCCAGGTCAGGCGCGCGCCTTCAACCACACCCGCTGCGGCAAGGCTCGACGGGTCGCCGGGCGGCGTATCTTTGCCGGTGGCAGCAATGCTGCCAGTCACCCAGGTGCTGGGCACACCCGCAGCGTTGATCGCGCGGATCCTCACGTTGTAGGTCACACCGTCTTGCACCGGCCCGATGTAGGCGCTGGGCGTGGCAAAGGCGAGGAAGCCGCTGGTGTAGTCGGTGTCGCTGCTCAGCTTGTACTGGATCTCGGTGTTGGCCACGAACGCATCGGGGCTGGGTGTCCATTGCGCGTAGATGCGAACGATCACCGTGCCGTCAGCGTTTACAAACGCCTGGTCGCTGCCGCTGTCGAGCACCAGACTCGACGGCGGCGCGACGTTGATGAGGCTGGGAAGCTCGGTGTCGGGCGCGGGATCGACCACCGTGGCCTCACCCGCTGACCACGAATACGTGGCGGCGGCCTCTTCGCGCAGTTCGAGGTCGATGCCACCGTCGGGCGACATGCGCCAGGTCGTCACCGAAAACGGCTTGCTCGACCAGCCGAGCTGCGCGATCGACAGATACACATAGTCGCCGGCCCGCACCTTGAATGCCGTCAGCTTGCACGGCATGCGCACCACGATGCCCTGCCGGCCGCGTTCGAGCACGATCTTGGCCAGGCGCTGCGCGGTGAAGGTGCTGATGGTGTAGGGCAGCTCGATGTCTTTCGTGATCTGCTCGCCGCCGTCCTGCGTCTCATAGGTGCTGTTGCCGATGGCCGGGAAGTCCGACGGCTGCCAGAAGTTGTCCGGGCTCACGTAGGTGCCGCGCACGCGATTGACCAGATCCTGCCGCGCAGTGCGGGCGCGCACGGCCAGCGGACCGCGCAGGTCGTCTTCGGCCAGTGTGATGGTCGGCGTGGCGTAGGCGCCGCCCTGCAGCACGTACAGACCCTGCGTGTAGATCAACCGGCCAGCGCCGGCCGTGAGCAGCGCCTGCAGATTGCTCATCGGCGTGCTGCCGGTATCGACCGTGCCGTTGCAGGTGTAGCGCGCCTCGGTGGTCGCGTCCGGCTTGGTGACCGACTCGTCAGAGAGGTTTGCGGCCGCGATGATCGCGTTGTCGTCGATCTCGCCGGACGTCGCACGCAGGCCGTAGCTGCTGGCCAGGTAGTCGCGCATGCACAGCGCCCAGTTGTCGGACCACGCCGTCGTGCTGGTGCGCGGGTCGTAGAGCTTCTTCCCCTTGACCAGGGCCTTGATGTTCTCCAGTCCGTAGGGATAGACCTTCTGTTCCTTGTCCCACTTCAGCCGGACATAGATGTAGGCAATGCCGCGCAGGCGGTGGTCCGCCGTCCACTCGCTGCTTTCGCTGTCGAGATCGGCATCGGCCAGCTGATCGGCCGCACCGAGGTGCTTCTTGATGCGCATCCAGCCGGAGAAGCGTCCGGCGGTCACGTTGCCGTCGACATCGAGGGCGCCGACCTTCTCTTCGCCGAACCACACGTCGTCAATCGACTCGACCTCATGACCGGCCAACGGGATGACCAGATGCAGATACAGGTTGTCCGTGCCGCTCGATGACGCGAACACGATCGGCCCGCTCACCACGCACTGCCCATAGACGATCTGGCGATTGGCCACGGCCGAGCGGATCATCTGTTGCCGATCAGTCGCGGCCTGGGTGAATGCCGGCATTTTCGGGCGCTTGTTCAGCCCGAGCGCGCCGCCGAGCACGCTGCTGATGGCGGTGGCGCCCAGGGCGCTCACGGCCGCATAGGCGAACGTGCCGACCGCCAGCCCCATGCCTGCGGCCAGCGCTCCGCCGCCAGCCGTTGCGACCACTGCGACAACAACTTCAGCCATCAGCCCACCCTCCATGCAGTCAGCCAGCGCTCGGGGGGCAGCATCATCAGACCGTGACGGCCGGGCGCGGCAGCATGCGCGCCCAGGCATACGGCGAGGCTTTGCCCGGCGTCGTGCTCGATCAGCACCACGTCGCCGCGACGGGCCAGCGACGGCAGTACCAGATCGCCCAGGTTGAGCGTGGCGATGTCGCTGAGGCACTGTGCAATCGAACCCTCCTCATCTGCGCCGGCATAGGCCAGACCGATCTTCCGGGCCGACGGCTCGTCGTCGTACTGTCCGCGCAGGCGTCCGGCCAGGTCGACGCCGGTCAAGGCCTGCACCGCGTCGGCGGCGAACATCACACAGTCGTTCGAGCCCCACCTGAAGGGCACCTGCAGGCGCTGCTCGACGAGTGCATGCAGCCGCTCGGGCCAGTCTTCCAGTCGTTGCAAGCCACTCATGAGCGCCCCCATACCAGTGTTTTTTCAACCATCTGCGGCACGAATTCGAGGCCCTTGTCACCCGGGTATTCGGCCAGCTGGTCCTCGTGCGTGTAGCGGCGCACGCGTGGACGCTCCCAATCGGTCAGCCGGCTTTCAGCGGTCAGCGACACGACGGCTGTGTCGCCGATCGCGATGTCGCACGAATCCATGCGGCCGCTGAAGATCAGCACCGGGTTCGCGAGGATCTGGTACGCGTCGGACAGCGGCGACTGCCACACATGGCACGACCGGCCCTGGTACTGCTCGCCCAGCACGCGCGAAAT